TTTCGCCTTCCACCATGACAGTGGCGCCAATCAGAGCCTCACCATTCTGCGCATCAGTCACCTCACCTTTGATGGTTCTTGTCTGCGCCATGAGTTGCAGACTTCCGATGACTAACAATGCCACGAGAAGCAAACTTCTCTTTGCTAAATTCTGGATTGCTTTCATTGTTTTACTTTTAGGTTGCGTTTTACGTTTAAATGCGATTACGTTTAAAATTGTTTTCGGTTGCAAAAGTAGAGAAAAGAGAAAAAAACAGCAGACAGATTTAAGACAAAAATAAAGAAAAAACGGACACTAACCAAAATGTTTTGATTTTTGTCCATTATATAGCATCTATTACATGCAAAAGCCCTCGATGCATTTCTACATCGGGGGCTTCATTATTTTCTATCATACATTGAAGTCCTAGGACAGAACATCAACTGTAAAATCATTCATACAACTACTCAGCAGGAACCAACTTGATTCCGAAGAGATTCACAGACTCACCTTTCTTAATTTCATAAGTACCGGCATTCAATGTAGTGGTATAAGTGCTGCTTGTAGCAGAAATTTTGCTGCCATCCAACTTCATTGAGGCTATCTCGCCATCACCAAAATAGAATGTGGCACTTACCTTCTTGTCTACTGTCAGTTTGATAGATGTTGCAGACTCCATCTTGACACAGATCTTATATGTTGTACCATCAATGGTAGCCTGTCCCTTACTATCAGAATAGTTTCCTGTTACCGATACGATACTGCTAGATGGAACCTTGCCTGTAAAAGTTACCAAGACGGTTCCCTCAACAGAAGGAACAGATGGCTCTGTTGTTCCACCGCCAGTCTCACCACCGGTGCTACCACCTTCTGATGAACCTCCGGTAGAACCACCTTCGCTGGCAGCATTACTCTCGCCGAATACCTTGACAACACCAGAAGTATAAGAGTCGAGAAGGCTTGCCAAAGCAGGCCATGGCTGCTGATGACCATTGGTTACTACGGTTTCATCAGGAATAACGAAATCAATATCGCCATGATTCAAACGACCTGCACCATAGAAGCCTTCTACAATAGAAGGAACATCTGTAGCCTTATCAGCAGCATATGCATACATGAGGCTTGGGTTGGTATCGAAGTTGTCGTAAGAGGTACCGCCTACCAAAGTCTTTACGCTTGAAGGAACCTGCTCACTTGGGGCTGAAACCTCGTATGCATCAAAACTTGTATTGTTTTCTGCGTATGGAACGTAACTGAAGTTAGCTGGCTTGTTGGCAAACACATTGCCGTATGCCTTAATCAAACCACCATTCTCACCAGAGAAAGTACCATCGCCCTTGGCATCTGTACCCTGTCTGGAACTCATGATAGGGCGCTTGGTTGCATCAAAGTAGTTTGACTCCATAAATACGCTTGAACCCATTGTAGCACCAACTCCATAAACATCATTGTGCAGATAGTAATTGTTGTACATGTGAACACTCATGGTACGAATACGGGCCATACGAGAATCTGAATGGTCGAACCAGTTATGATGATAAGTGATATAGTTAGGACCACTTTCAGTCTTCATACCACACATTGAAGCCTTACCATTATCCCAGAAACGGTTGTAAGCTACGGTTATATACTGAGAGTTAGCCTTGATATCTACTGTACCATCACCCTTAGCCTGGTCGGCAGCACCACCCTTCTTACCATAGAAGAGATCCATATTGTGAATCCAGATGTTGGAATTTTTAGTATCGAGCGACATGGCATCGTCCAAGCAACGCATGATAGCGAAATTACGGAATTCTACACTCTTTACCTCTCTAAGCAAGAAACCAAAGCCATATACAGTAGCATCATCACCGACACCTTCGAATGTCATATTCATAGTAGCGCCCTTAACCTGCAATCCCTCTGCAGAACTTGAAATGTGATCCAAATCAGAAAGACTAACTTTACCGATGATACGGAAAGCTATAGGTTTTTGATCCTTACCTTTAGAATAAGCATCAATAATAGACTGAAGACCAGTAATCGTCTCTGACTTACCTGTATTGACGGTTGTAGAAACAGTCTTGGCGGTCTTGGCGGTAATATACAGCACCTTAGCACCAGCCTTCAATGTACCATTGTCATTGTAAGCACCTACACCAGAATAATTGAAGTGAGCAAAGCCTTCACGGTTGTAGCTTTTTACAACCAAGTTAGAAGCTGTATTGGCACCAGCAATCTCTGCACCTTCGGCATTTACAGGAACCACCTTTACAGAATAAGTACCTTCCTTCAAACCGAGGATATCGGCACGATAATAAGAAGCATACTGACGAACCAGCTGAGCGTCAATCTTCTTGTCATCTACATAAACATTGTAAGAAGAAGCGCCCTCGAATGGAGCCCATTTCAGGTAAGCAGACTCCTGCCAGCCCTTTGCTTCTGTAATCTGGATAACGCCTGCCGGATTGTTGAAATCACCACTTGCCCCCTGCTCTACTTTCTTTGCGAAACTGATTTCCTGAACAGAAGCATCATACTCATCATTCTCTGAGTCTGATTTAGGAGCGATGATTGCCTTATCACCCTCGAACTTCACACTTGTCAAGTCTGCAGTATTATAATACTTCACATCACCCGACTTGGTGGTAACATACATCTGGTTCACCTTGCTATTACGAGCCACGGCATGGGTAACCTTATCAGTAGCAGACTGAGCCACCATTCCTGTCATACTCCCCAGAAAGAGCGCTCCCCAAAATATCATTTTCTTCATAGAATATTCCTCCTTACATTATTTAATGATTACTTTTTGACCATTGATTACATAAACACCCTTAGGTAATCCCTCTATGGATGTACCAACCAATTGCCCATTAAGATTGTATATTTTTCCATTCCATGTCTTTTTAGCATTTTCAACATGATGAACTCCCGCTGTCTCCCCATAAGTAAATGAAAAGGCAACAAGCGACATATCCTTCGTATCCGAAGAATTGTCGGAATAATGAAGTACAACATCATCCCCGTCAAAGGTTATTTCCGTTACAACCTTATCAATGATGCTTCCCTTAATCTTAACAGTCTGATTGTTGTCTGCATACGTTACGGTAGATAACATACCAGCCAATAATAACAAGTAAGCTTTTTTCATTTCAATAAAATAATTATAGTATTTACTTTGTTTTATAGATTTAATGCAAAGATAAAGGATTATCGCTGACATACAAAACAATCATGACAACTTTTATACGAAAACGTTATCATAGATCAGGAAATTAACAAAAAAAAGCTGAATCTTGTTACGAAGATTCAGCTTCAATAGAAGTGGTACCACCAGGAATCGAACCGGGGACACAAGGATTTTCAGTCCTTTGCTCTACCAACTGAGCTATGGCACCAACTTTCACAAATCGCGATTTATCATTTGCGGGTGCAAAGGTAATACTTTTTTCTGGTTCCTGCAAATTTTTCGGGAAATTTCTTTCAAAAAAAGATAAAAAAGTCTATTTTTGTTGGTATTATCCATTATTTAATGTACCTTTGCAGCAGAAATCGGGATTTAGCGCAGTTGGTAGCGCACGTCGTTCGGGACGATGAGGTCGCTGGTTCGAGTCCAGTAATCCCGACGAAATATCAGTTAACTTACTGATAATATATCACATAATACCGCACGTCTACATTTTAGTCGGTGAAAAGTCGGTAAATTTTAAAAAAATGATATGATTTAGGCCATAGCTTTACAAAAAATTAAAGATATGGTTAAAAAAAATTATGCCTTCGGTTTACCTGGTGATGATATTCATCAGATTATTCAGTGGAAGTACCCTGTCTTCCACCAGAAAAGTGAATGTTATATCTCGTTTGTCTGCTTTGACCCTGCTCAGGGAAAAATGCGAGCAAAGAAGATTATGCTTGACCACATTAAGGGCAAGCGTAAGCAGCGCGACTACGCTGAGCAGCTTATTAATCGTATCGTGCAGAAATTGATGAACGGATGGAATCCATTTATTGAAGTGTCTCAACCTCTCGAATATACTCTATTCGATGATGTCCTGGAGCGTTACAAGAGATATCTCGAGAAGCTCTGCAATGATCATAACCTGCGTAAAGAGTCATTCATTGATTATTCTAGTAGAGTTCGCATCCTTGAGAGATGGAAGAAAGAGAAGAATATCCAACTCACTTTTGCTTATCAGTTCGATAGACATATCATTTCTGAGTTCCTGGACTATATATTCCTCGATCGTAATAATACCATTACAACTCGTAATAATTATCTTGGCTGGTTGAGATCCTTCACATCTTATCTCCTTGAGAGAGGCTATATCTCTCAGAACCCAATGGGTGGATTCAGCAGAATCAAGAACCGTCAAAAGAAGGGACGTGATGTAATACCAGACCACGTCATGCAGCAGATTCGTGATTATCTCATGTTGAATAACAAGCATTTTCTACTTGCTTGCGAGATACTACACTATCTATTTGTTCGCCCTCGTGAGCTGTCATATCTCAAAATAGGTGATTTTCATCTTCAATCACATACGCTTACCCTATATGCTGATCATACTAAGAATGGCAATGATGCTGTCATAACTCTGCCTAACCATGTCATCAAGTTGATGATTGACCTCAATGTCTTCTCCTATCCAAGCCAATATTATCTGTTTTCAGATAATTTCTGCCCTGGTGAGACTCGTAAGAGTGAGAAGAGTTTCAGAGACTATTGGGGAAGAAACTTGCGTAGAGCGCTCGGATTCTCTGACCGATACAAGTTTTATAGTCTGAAGGATACTGGTATCACAAACATGCTGAAGGCGAATGCTGATATTCTGTCTGTCAGAGACCAGGCGCGCCATTCCTCTATACTCATAACGGATATCTACACTCCTAAGGATATCAAGGCAGCAAACGAGTACATCATGAATTATAAGGGAATCCTATAATATAATAAGGTGGAGAGCCAAGTGCTCCCCACCTTATTATATATATTATGATAGCATATAAAAATATCCCGTGTAAACTGGCTCGATGGCATCGTCCTTGACTTCCATCTCGATCTTCTCGCAGACGAATTTCTTGTTGCGGATGATGTATATCTTGGATGGATCCGGTATGTCATCTGACTTAAACTTGGCCTCCATGCAGTTTTTATTGTCTATTCTGAGACCATTATCATGTAAGCAGCCCAGAGTAACAACATCATTAGTAGATTTCGTACAAATCGACAGAGAGTAAGGATACTTTTCTTTAAATGTTCCTCCTCCGTTCCCACCAAACCCTCCTTCGGTACTACCACAATATTCTTTATTTATTCGGTAGTCGGTTTTGAATTTTGGCCACCTAGACTTCGCTCTAACCCAACTAAATTTGTTGTCATCTTGTACTTCTCCTGGAATAATGAAGAATATATTCATGCATTCCTGATCATCTTCGGATTTGTCGAGTGTTGACTCATCTTCTATCGCATCCTGCACGGATGTGTAGCTATATCCGTCATCATCAACATCGCACTCCTTGGAATCCGGCTCCTTATCATTAGATATTGAAAGAAGGCATCGCTTCTCGTAGTAATTATCTTCGCCTATGATTGCTGTTTTGAAATTGATATCTTCTACAACTTGTGCTGCAGGAGAAATGTTCAGATCGACATAATCATCAGAAGAACTGTCCCTGATTAATGGTGACCAAACGCCTGCCAGCTGCCATGTTTTCGAATCGCCCTCATTCTCTACATATATGTAGTAGCTACCATTACACTCAATGATGGTCTGTCTTTTTTGTTTTTCAGACCATGACTGTGTTGTCCCTTGGAACTGATTTTGCGGTTCCCAGATACCTGTACTATGGACTATTTCAAAATTCTCGAAGACTTTTTTTGAGATAACTTCATTGTTATCTCTGTTTGCAGAATCACCCAGATTATACTCCAGATTTGCTGTAGATGACGTGGAGAAGGATCCGTCTTCGTCGTAGTCCGTTGTGTATTCGTCCAGAGGCTCAATCGCTACGGAATCTGCGTTTGTCAGCTCTGATTTTTTGATAACAGAACAAGTTTTTTGGATATCATCAAAAACAATGGTGGCATTGAAAAGCTTTCGAAATTCCTCTATAAAAGTATAGCTCGACCAATGAGGAAGTGCCCTTCGCAGTTCACGAGTCTTGTAGGCCGATGCGATATACAGGAGGTTCCACGGCTTGCAGTCGAAGTCGTTGCGCTTGAGAGTATATCCCTCGTATTCTACTACCTTACGGAAGATATACATCAGGTTGGGCTGAACTGCTGGGTTTACGATAAATGGTGCATTGTAGCCAATAAATACTTTCGTTTTATCTACTCCGACAAAATTGGCAATCATATCATTTGTTTCGTCCCGTACAGGAACAAAACACCATTTACCCTCTACTCCCAGGAACTTCGATTTATCATCATCCAATCTATAGATGTCCTTAATCTTCTGAAGACCTTTCCATCCCTGAGACCAGCCCTTATCAACTGTATAACCAGGCTTGTCAGCGATGCCCAGGTTTATCTCATCTATGTAGTGCTTGGTCATCTTGTCATTGAACTTGATTCTGGACTTGCCGCCAACAATCTGCAGCTTGACCTCCTGCTGGTTCACTGAGAGGATGGTACCAACACCGCTCATGATGATTCTGCTATCTACATAAAGCTTGCAATCATCGAACTTGGCGATGTTTTTCTTGACTTCCATTCGGGAAACATTGGAAAAGATTTCCCGGTTGGCCAGGATATTCATCGGGAATGTGATATCGTAGGTGTACTCACCATCATCGGTGACATACTGATTAGCGTATGTCACCTTGATGGATGATGTGGATATAGGATAGGCTCTATGGCCATTGATAATGCATGTAATCATAAGCTACTTGTTATCTAGCATTCTGTGATACTCCTTCAGGCGTCTATCTATGCCATCTCTACCAGCAATAGATACATCTGCCTTAATACCATTTTCAATTGTCTTGTTGAGTCTGCTGACTGCAGAATTGACTCCATCGAGAGACTGGCGTACCTCGGCATTGTCATTGCTGACGTTGACTATAGGAGCAACGACCGCAGCGCTAGCTCCTGCTCCGAGCGCTCTGCTGATGTCATCAGCGGTCAGTGACCCTACGGTATTGGCGCGCTGGGCCCTATCGATTAAATCGAATGCAGGTCTGATGGAAGAGTTGTTGACAGCTCGATGGTTGGCCACGAACTCACCTTCGTGTACAACACCTGCCTCCTTGCGATAGCGGGTACCGCCTGTGTAACCACCTTCGTAGTAACCTGCAGCCTCTGCCTGGTGCTGCTTCTTGATAGTAGCAATCTGCAGCATACCTGCTGCGGTTGCCATGCCGGCAGCGATAGGCGCCATGATCCAACCTGTTACAGGGATGCTAGCTGCAGAAGAGTAGGCGTTGATGGCAGCCATAGCGGTTGATGCAATTGCCTGAGCGATCTCAATCTTCATGGACTTCCTGTTGGCTTTAGACTTGGCTGCGGCTAACTCCTTGTCACGCTTCTCCTCCAACTTTTTCTTCTTCTTCGAATTGTTGCCAGCTGCAGCAATCTGCTTCTCGTAGTTCTTGCTGATCTTGGCTTGTTCGAGGTCTGAACATGCCTGAGCGTATGCTGACGCAGAAGAAAGAATGTTGTTGATGCCGTTGTATGCGGCAGAGGTCTGCTGCACCATGTTATCGAGGAAGTTGGTGGTCACCTGGGCCTTCGCCTGCATGTATGCAGCATGGTTCTGCTTGTCGCTGCCATACAATTCCTTCAGTTTCTCCATGGTGTTCTGATAGTTTGAGATTTGTGAGGAGAAGTATCCACCCAGAGTGGCATTGCTGGTCTGCTGGGACTCCCCTGCTGCAGCCCTGGCGCTGTTGACCATCTCTGATGACTTATCATTAATCTTCAGCTGAGCGCTACCAGCACCATGGTCATCAGCATCTATCTGCGCTCTCTGTGCAGCGAACTGCTTGGAGATCTCTAGCTTCATGCGCTGATACTCCTCCTCCTTGATCAATCCCTGCTTGTAGAGATTGTCAAGGCCATTGAGGTACATAGTCTCCTGTGCCTGCAGGTCTTGCTTACCGAACTGCTGACGCAACTCCTTCAGCTGGTTCTGATATGCCTCCTGCATCTGCAGCTGGTGGTCGAGCTCAGCCTGTTCCATCTCTGCCTTCAGATCCAGCCACTCCTCGCTGCCCTCTCTGTCTTTGTAGAGTGCAAGACGTTTTTTCATGGCTTCGACATCATTCTTATATAGGGCTTCATTGAGAGCGGTATCATTCTGATAGATAGCTGAACTGGCATCATTGTACTGAGCTTTGATACTAGCCTCCTTTTGGAGGCGCTCACGCTCAATTGTCTGCTCGTTCATCTTCTGGATGGCATCATCATGCTGTTTGGTAGCGCTCACCTGGTTATCAAGCAGCTGCTTGTACTCATTGCTCTCCTCACCATATAGCTGCTTCAGCTTTTCGAAGCCTCTCAACTGTATTGACTGACGATCATCAACGAACTGCTGGTATGTCTTGGCACCCTCCGCATATGCCTTGGCATTCTCAGCCATAAGCTGGTTTGTCTCTGCCTTAATGGAATCAGCAGCCTGCTTTTGCTTGCGCTTTGCTTCTGCCTCACGCTTGCGAGCTTCAGCTGCAGCTTTTTTCTCTGCCATCTCGCGAGCCTTACGCTCCTTTTCAGTCTCTCCACTGGAACCTCCACCACCTTTGTTTTTGTTGTTGTCGATGACCTTCTTCACCTCCTGGCTCTGAATATCATTGCCATATACCTTTGTGATTGTGGATAAAATTTTATTCTTCTCCTCCAATTTAGCGTTGATATCTTCAAGCTCAGATTTGAGGTGACTGCTGGCATCAATTCGTGTATTGCCAGTTGCGCCAGTGATTGATGAGTATGACCAGCCAAAACCAGCTTTTTTGGCATCGTCATATCGCTCCTGCACTTTCTGCTTCTTAAGCTCCAGATCTACCTTGTCTTCAGATAGCTTCTGGATTCGCTTCTTCGCTCCCTGGACCTCATAGAGATGAGCGAGCGATGCGATATATTCATCGAGCGCCTGCTTATTTTCTCTGTACTTGCCGGTAGTCTTGTCGATTGTGGCATTGTAATTCGGTACAATGCGGTTCAGTTCGCTGATTGCTGCATATCTTTCATTCAGCGACCTAGTCTCATCCATAGCAGCTTTGCGAAGGTTCTCAAGTTTGGTTTTCTCCTCAACTATCTCCTTCTGCGCCTCCTCTCGAATATCATTGAGTTCTTTTGATATCTTAGCAGCAGTATCAGATTCCTGGTTGAGGTCTACCAGAACAGCTATCAATGCCGTGACGGCAGCAGCTACAGCCATATATGGGTGAGCGACCAGAACAGCCCACAGCTTCTTGGAGCCAGCAATCACGACATTATTCCACAAGGCAATCGCCTTCAGCTTGATGACGTGTGCCGTTTCGGCAACGGTCAGAGCGATGATGGCAGCTGTGAGCGCAAGAATCGTTGTACGATATTTGATGACGAAGTCAACAACCTCTGAGAGGATGCGAACAGTAATGCTTGCCGTTGACAGACAGAGACGAGCAGCTGGGTATAGTTTCTCTCCAAGTGATATCGAGAGGTCCAGGAACTTTTTTCCAGCCTTGTCAAGCTGCGCCTGTACACTCTCGTTCTGCGTATTGAACTCGTTGATTACAGATGTACCCTCTGCGTATGCCTCGTTGGCCAGGTTCTGAGCAGATTTGATATCATCAAGCTTGTCTGCGAGGACGGTGAGAACACCTGTCGCTCTTGAACCATCCATCTTCATCTCCTCGAACATCGGTGCGAGGTCTGCGAAACCACCCTTTGAACGCATAGCTGCCAGGAACTGGAGCAAGGCGGTGTTGGCATCCTTCTTCAAGGTGTTGGCGAATTCTTTGACATTGAGTCCTGCAATCTTTGCAAACTTTGCGGAGTCCTGGAACATCTTTGCCAGGAGGTTCTGCACTGCGGTTGCTGCGGTCTCGTCCTGCTGCATGTTCTGATCTAGAACAGAGGCGAGACCCATAATCTGCGCTTGCGTGAATCCTGCCTGCTTGCCTACACCTGCGACTCTGGCAGTAAAGTCAACGAGATAGCCAGCTGAAGCAGATGAATTCTGCGCTAATTCGTTAACTGCAGAACCAGTTGCCAGCATGGCGCCTCGCAAACCCTTGGTCTTGTCTTCACCGAACATCTGCGCCAACTTACCTATCTGTGATACAGCCTTGTCTCCGAGATCATCACCGAGTGCGACATTGATTTTGTCTGCTCCATCAACGAATTCCTCTACTGCAGCTGTCGAAGTGATGCCCAATCTGCCGGCATCCTCTGCCAGCTGGTTGAGCTTCTGACGAGGAGTTCGGGTGTCCATCTGTTTGAAGTCCTCATTCATTCGCTCCACCTCGTCAGCAGCCTGACCGGTATATTTCCGGACGTTTGTCATCTCATCGTCCATCTTGGCATACTCCTCCACACATTTTTTGACGGTGAAGGTGATGCCGGAGATGGCAGCGACTGCACCGAGTGCAAGACCCTGCATGCGGTTGAACCAGTCAGCAGAGCGCTTGATCCAGGACTCCTGGGCAACGCCCTCAGCTCTGACCGCTTGCAATTCTGCCTTCAGCTGCTTCGCCTTCAGCTCCATCTGCTTGAACTGTTCGGTACCACGCTCCATGCCCTGCATCTGCTGGTTGAGAGCCTTGATGGAGTACTCCAGGTCGCGGATGGAGGAGGTTTTGAGGTTGGACATGGTTTGGTTGACCAGCTGCATCTGTCGCTTTGTCTCCTTGATGTCTACGTTAGTGCGGTCTATCTCCTTGTCATACTGCTGCATGAGGGTGACCACCTTCTGCTCGCTCTGGCGGATGCGCTCCAGTTCTGCCTCTACCAGCTTCAGCTGTGAAGCTCGTGAGGCGTACATGGTCGATGATGGGTCGAAGTCAGCCATCTGGCTGCGAAGCTTGGAAGCTGTGAAGTTGAGGTCATTGAGTGATGCATGCTTGAGATTAGATACAGTCGCAGTCATACGCCTAGCTTCCTCATCAGCTTGGCGTGTGGCTCCCTTGATTGCCAGCATCTTCTCCTTGACCTTGTCAAGCTGTGACTCCAGCTTGGCATAATCAGAAGGGTCTGATACAGCCTTCATCTGCCCCTTCAGATGTCTTGCCGCCTTCTCCAGCAGTCCAAGGCTAGCAGAGGACAGATTTTCAAGCGTCTCCTTGACGCTCATGGTTGAGTTCTTGAATTGCTTCATCTCTCGCTCTGCAGCCTTCAGGTCCTTGGCGAGGGATGCGCCTAAACGGGAATCGCCCGTCGAGAAGGCATCTTGTTTTGCCTTCTTCAGACGAGCGACTTTATCCTCGAGCTCCTTCAGACGGTTCTTAGCCTCCTCTGAGTTGAGCTTCACAATGGTTGTATATACCTCTTGTCTTGCCATTATTCGGTGACTTGGATATAGTTATTATATAATAATGTGGAATGAGGATTGAAGTTGACGACCTTAACCAGGTATCCCTTGGTACCCCACTTCCAGAATAGGAATCTATGTTTATATTGCCTTGCTATGATGGTCTGCAAGCTATCTCTCGCCTTGTAGGTCAAGATAGAATCTGCAGTATTGAGCTTGAAGTCAATCCAGGCATCGCTGTAGCGATAAATATTATCGATATGATCTGCCTTGACAGAATCTGATGTAAAAATGGAAGTTCGCTGGTCTGCTACAACCTGGTTTACCTTCAGATTGATGTCCTGGAGCAATGCCCGGTCACTAGCCGTCAATTTATATTCTTTTGTCGGCATCATCAACACCTGCTGGGTGATGACCTTAACTGAATCACGGATTGTATCGCGCTCTGCAGGAGCATATTGCAATGCAATCTGGTTAAATTGCTCTCGAAGTTCCTTATCCGCTCGCTTCTGCCGGCACTCCAGAATCCAGCATAATGCTGCAATTATCAGAATGTTGATAATGCAGGCGATTATGATTTTCACATTTTTCTTCATACTGTCTCAATTAGATGTCAGCGTATTCAGGAATGGCATCGAAACAAGGGCATTCCTTGATTCGCTCCCATGGGTCTACCACGCCATTATGGTTCTTGTCTGGCGAGATATCACGATGCCCCATGATTTTGGCATCAGGATAGCGCTGTCTCAGCTCCTGCAGTAACTCTCGAAGCCCCTGTTTCTGCTCGTCTGTACGGTTATCGATAGGCTTGCCTGTGCGTGAGATACCACCCATGTAAGCGATATTGATAGACTCGAAATTGTGACCCTTAACACCGTTAGATGGCAGGTCTTCTGTCATCAGCTGTGTACGCTCTCCATCTGCTGTAACTACCCAGTGATAACCAGGATAATGCCAGCCTTTGGCTCTGAACTCCTTCAGCAAGGCATCGACTGTCCATGTCTGTCGGCTTGCTGTGCAATGTACGAAAATGAATTTAATTTTTCTCCCCATGATTTATGTATTTATTAATAATGTCCTTGACTCGAGTATCGAATGTAAGAGCGAAACCAAAAACGGTAGCTACATACATGAGACTCTGACCGAAGTACCACAGGACGTTAGAAGTTACGTCGTGTGAACAAAAGTAGCTGATATACACTAGAGCGATGGCAGCTATCAGAACTAGAGCAGCGCTGAGATAGTGTATCCAATCCTTGGTATTTCTCTGCATTTTCTTTTTTTATGCAAAATTACAATATGACATGGGAAAATAAAAATACGGCAGGTAAAGCTGACTTTACCTGCCGTATATACTATGCGATGGCTCTTTTGAGAACCTCCTGTGCAATCTCCTTTGCCTTTTCACGCCACTCCTGGAATGCCAGGTATTCTGCATCATGTGCAGAATCACCGTCTCCATGGTTGCAGAGGATCGCTTCAACGTCATTCTGGCTGTACTTGGTTCTCACAAGTCCTGCCACGAAATCGTTGTAACCTGCCGAAGTAGCCTCAATCTTGATAGAGCCATCAGGCTCACTACCCTCATAGCTGTATGCTGTTACTGTCTCACCACCACTCTCAGACTCACACATTGATGTGTCTGGCTGATAGTTTTCAACTCTCTTCTCGTTCAGATACAAAAGATAATGATTCTCATCGTATCTAACGTAGTTCATTCTGACAAGATAGATTTTCTTATTCATCTCTAAATAAACTTATAAAATGTTTTGCCGAACTTATTTTTCAGTTCTCCGACAACCGTATAGAAAGGCTTCTCAAAGAAGCACCACTCCTCACGTGCTTGTGTAATCAGGATTTCAGCTCCAGAATAAAGCCACCAGACTTCTTCCTGCCAGTGTGGGATTTCGATCGGTTCACCATTCTCATCATTTTCCCCAGTTTTCTCCACATGGTCAATGAATCTGAACTTCAATGCCAACCTGTCGTCCGGAACCTTCTCCTGGACGATGAACTTGTTGCCATGCTCGTCAACCTTCTCGACTTGCTGGGTCTTGAAGCTGACAGTTGACTTGTCTATCTTATAGTCCTCGATGAGGATTAGATGAGCTTCATAGTCAACACCATCCTTACACAAGACATCACCAATATGCCTCTTCTGCTTCTTGGACATACCTGGGAACGGTATCTCCCCTCTTCGTATGCCTAGATTGTCTCTATACGTTTTCATTCCGATTTTTTTAATTAAGTTTTTCGTGTCTGCGTGTTTCGTAAGTCCAAGTCTTGATGCAGCTCTCAGTCTAATCTGCTCATTATTATAACCTTTTTTCCTAAGTTTAGCAACCTGCCTGCATAATGCCTGCTTTGTCCTCTTACGGATTCGGGCATGATCTGCATATATGACTTGTCCGCAGTAATCTATGCCATCGCAAGTGCGGTGTATGTTCCAGGACTTATTGATTGACAGTTTCCAGTCTCTTGCAAGATACATGGCTGTTAACTCAACCATAAGCCGCAGAAACACCTTATCTTCATGCAGGATGAAGATGTTGTCCATGAACCTATAATAATGTTTGAGACCTTGACGAACGAACCTGTCAAACCTCTCGTTAAGTGATTGAACGCTAGTTAACATTCTTGCTTGCTGCAGAGTTCTGCAAGTTAGGAGCATATCGCTGACGTATCGAGCTTGCCAGTAGTGATATCTCTCCGGATCTTTAAGGATGTCGAAGCATCTCATTGCAAGATAGTCGAATCGTATCAGGAAAATCTGCCCAAGCAATTGCGTCAGCTTGACGCCTAGAACAACTCCATTAGGATAGCTGTCAACCACCTCATCGATGAATGCTAGCAATTTTCTATCCTTGATGTATAGCCTATATTCTGCCTTCAGCAGATTATGCTCCATGGACAGAAAATAATGATGTATATCCATCGGTGCGCAATATGCAGTCTCCTGCTGTGGAGACTTGTAGATATCACGTTTTATGATTCGATAAAAGAAATGAGTACCTCTGCCTTTGGTACCTGCAGGACAATTGTAGGGAATCTTATCTCTCAGTCTCGGTTCAACAGGATATAGAGCTGCATGCTGAATGACATGATCCTTGACAGGGAGCTTGTTGACTACACGAACCTTAGGTTCTGTCACAATATTCGGCTCATATTCCGATGTCTTCCACTTCTGTTTCTGGTATGCGTCTAGTAGAGCTAGAAGGTTTTTTTCTAGTTCTTCCTCAAACTCTTGGACACTTAATCTCGACCTCTTATGCTTGCTGAACTCATAAAAGGCTTCACGAAAGTTCTGTAAAGTCTCGACATCAACGGATATATTACCTAATCTCTTCACTTGGCATTAATTAAGAATGTAACTAATACGGTGTATATGTCGGTGTAAATGTCGGTGTATATTGCGGTGTATATTATCTGTTGTCTGCTTTTTTTAATGTCCTAACCTTCGACCGGATGACCCAAATGTCATCATCTACCAGCTAATCTAGATATGTGTATTTTCTGCCTTGAGGCAAGGTCTGACTCCAGATTTCTCCACATAAGCACACTAAAAACTGTGGAATTCTATAAGTTGAGGGCAGCACCGTAGTTCGCATTGGACACTGAGACAGCATTGTTCACGTTGAGCGTCGAAAGACCACATTGTCCACCATTGTTGGCATTGGCACCACGGAGGCAACAGCGAAAACCGGCACAAGGAATCACAACCTAGTTTTTAACCGCTGCAAAGATACGAAAAAAAAACGGAATGAAAAAATGTCAAAGAACGAAATTTCAAAAAAAAATCGACCGCCCTTTGGGCGGTAGGTTGGGCTCGCGATGCGAGCCGGGTGCTCAGGAACCCCAGATTTCTATATTTTTTGGGGATTTTTGAGCACCCGGCCACCTTAGCTAACAGCGTAATATGTTGGCTCCACTGACCACTCGGATGCTGCTTCGCAGAGGGCAGCACCGTAGTACGCACCGGACACTGAGACAGCAGTGTTCACGTTGAGCGACGAAAGACCACAGAGTCCACCACTGCTGGCAGGGGCACCACGGAGGCAACAGCGAAAACCGGACTTCTCACCACTCGTATTCCAGAAGTAGCTAGTCCAATATGTCGATTCTGTCGCGCCAACTGATGTCGGGAAGTTCTCAAGGTGATCCATGCAGAGCTCCTTGATATATCCTTCGCCCTTAGTAATCGATCTGCTATACGCTATCATGCCATCCGTTTTACCTAATGTCCAGGTACCGTAGATGGATGGTGCGACAAGGTGGGTGACAGATGTATCCTCGTTGCACTGAACTTGCTCATCATCCATCATTCGCCAGAGACTGCCGAATCCATTCTTATAACCGAAGAAGCAAGGAATCTTGGCAGTATAGACAACGGTACCATCATCCTTTTTGACCTCGTAGCTTGATTCACCGCACGAATCTCCGAGTTCGATACCTGCAGACAATGGAACCACTGGACGATAGCCGTTGTAGCCACCCCAGTCAGGCATAGCTGTAACACCAGCACCAAGACCTCCCTGGAACAGGCCATTGGCATCTTTGGCTGAGTTTACAGCTGCCTGATCGTAATGGGTACCAAAGATGACTCCGAAGAGAACTGCTATGGCAGCAGTATGGCGCATCGTTGTACAGAGCCAACCAGTACCATTTCTGCGGGCAGCTGCACGGAAGAACTCAGTTGTCTGCTGCGTAACCGGCTTGCCCAGCATGGTGCGGTTCGTATTATCGAGTGTCGCATCATTGTTTCCACCTCGATAGTCAGCACCATCGTTGATGTAGCTGACGAGCTTGCCAGTACTGCGCTCAAGTGTCGCAAATCCTGCAGCAGAGATGCTGGCAATCGGAATCTTGTAGTTGAACTCTCCCTGAATAGGCCAAGGGCTAATCATCTCGTAGTGTAGTCTGCCTACGGTCTTGATGACCATGAACCACTCCTTGCCCCAACCCCACTGATAGTGTCCTTCGGATCCATCAAGTTTAGCCGTCTCGCCAGTCGCATACTTGTGATGATCCTTGGAATCAAGCTTGCGACGGGTATGATCATTCTTGACCAGATAGCCGCCAAGTCCGAGTTCCTGGTGTAAGTTCTGCAGGAGCTCGAGGGAGCCGATATAAGTCGCAGCCTGCGGTGTCGCATTGTCGAGGTTCCATACTCGGCCACACCATGGATGCTGTCCGAGCTGCACCGCATTCTTGATAGTCATCTGCTCAGACTTGCCCGACTTCTTATCGAAGACCTCGATAATCTTGTCGGTTGCAGACATGTCTGACTGAGGCAGGTCATCGACCTGCTGAGCATTGTCGAAAGCTGAGATGATAGCCTTCAACTTCGTTTCTTCACTTTCTGTAAAAGCCATATTAATTATTTTAATCGATTAAACAATTCTAATCTTATTGCCATTTTTGCGAATCTTGCCTGATGCAGAGAGACGCATAAACGGTTGTCTAACTGTTATATTAACCTCCTGCCACAACGGGGTGTTTGCGGTCGGTATCACCCAGAATTTTGTAGTTCCAATACTATTCACGCTTAAATTACCCGATGGATCTGATGCGACGGAAGTGTTCTCTACTCTTTGGTAGAGGACACTCTGAGGCAGATAGGCAGGCAAGATATCTGCAGCAATCTTCAGTTTCGCCTTGTTTCTGATGCTAATCTCAGTCGGATAACTGAGATTCATGCGAGATGGTGCGATGAATCCTGTAGCTATCTGCCCTGCAAGGCTATCCATCTGGGCAATTTTGGCATCTGCCCTTGTAGCAGCCTCCTCTGCTTGCTGAGATTTCTCTTGTGCAGCAGTAGCTTGTTTTTTGGCTTCTGCTGCCTCTGCTGTTGCTGTAGCTGCAGCCGTATTAGCAAGGCTTGCAGCCTTGTTAGCATCATCGGCAGCGCTCTGCGCCTTAGCAGTAGGAGTCTTGTCTAGCCAGAGACGCCAGTTAGTACTAGTGTCTGAAGGCTCTGAAGTATTACCATCGACAAGAGATGCGAACACACCCTTGCTGGTGTGTACGATGTCGTTAGCATCGTAGCCAGTAATCGTCTCTCCCTCCGATTCGAAGGAATAGTTGACCACCCATGTACCCTTGTCCGTGAAGGCAACATTGCCAACTACAATTATATTCGTATTATCAGCCATTATACTTTGATAACTAATTTGTTTCTTTTCTTGCTCACGTGTTCAGCCACATGGCTGCCGTAGTCTATCATCAATAACTTGTTTCTGCGCTGACGGAAAGAAGGGTACATGGCGCCACCACGCGCGATGATACCTGTATCTTCGTATTGATGCGTCTGAAGGTTCCACTTCCACCAGTTGCCATTTTCACCAGCTTTGGTTGGATGCTCGCAGAGTTCTTTTGCGGTCGAAGTCTGATTCTTCGCAGCATCGATAGCAGATTGCGTATCAGTCTGTCGCTTGCTCTCTGCTTTGACTCTACCGGCTTCAGCTGATGCTCTACCACTCTCAGCAGCAGCTCTCGCCTTCTCTGCCTCCACTCTCGCAGCTTCCTTCTTCTGCCTGTCAGTCTCCTGCGTCTGCCGAGTCTGCTCTGCAGCTTGCCGGGCTGCCTCGTTTTTCTCAATTGCAGCCTTGCTGGCCAGGGTGTCCTCGGTCGCTTTCTTCGCTGCTTCCGTTTGGGTCTTGCTTGCGTTGACCGCTTCCTCCACCTTCTTGCGCTCTGCCGTGAGGTTGGTTGTGGCTTTTGTGACGCTGGCTGCTGCATCGTTGGCTTTTCCTGCGGCTGCATTTGCTGCAGCCGTTGCCTTTTTCGATTCCTCGATTTCGATGTCCACGTCCTTCGTCAACAGGGAGAGTGGGGCGATGACCTGCTTCTGCACTCCGTCCAAGTCGTAAAGGGCTGGCATTGTCTTGATGCCGTCGAGCGATGTCGCCAACTCGCAAGAGAAGATGTTCTTGCTGTGGCGCATCAAGTACTCGTTGAACTTTGGCAGGAGGGCTGCGCATAAGGCTTCAAGCTCTTCGTTGGTGGTTGTCTTTTGTTCTAACATTTACCTGCCTCCCTTGCTGGTGTTAAGTGTTCAGAATCTCATTTTTCCATTCCAAAATCTTTGAGAGGATGGCTTGTTGCTCTTCCTCTGTCAGAATCTGGTCTTTCAAGCTGCAGATGGTGTTGCCATCGCTGATGCTGATGTAGCCAGCGTTCTGCGATGAGGTCTTTTGGCTTTCTTCGGTTGCCTCTTCCGTCTTGCTTACCTGGCCTGTGATTTTCACGATGTCCCCGATGGTGGTTCTCGTAAATCTCACCGCTACGTTGCCTGTGGCTTTGACTTCCTCAAAGTTCACGGTGGTTGTCTGCTGTTCTGCTTTCATCTTGTTGCTCCTTGTAGGGTTAAACTTCTGTTTCCAAAACTTGGACTATCTGTCCGAATGCTCCAGCAACAAGGGCTTCGTTGGTCAGCTCCTTGATGAGGGTCATGTCCTCGGCTGTAAGCTCGACCTCCTCTGGATGCTCCTGCATCTGAAGGCTCAGCTTGTAGGCTCGCACCTTGTCTTCCTGGCTCATAGGCTTCTTGCTTCCAGCCGTGTAAAGATAGAGCCCGATGGTGTCGTTCATCATCTGGGTCTCGCCCTTCTCGTTCTTCAACTCCTTCTTGTCGTAGCCCATCATGGCTACCTTAAAATTTCTTTTCATTGTCTTGTCTCCTTTTTTTTACCACGTTCTTGGGTTCTTCCATTGTACCCAGCATCCTTTGTATGTGGTTGTTATGTTATTTTTTTTAACTCTTAATTGCAAATCCTTAAAATAGATAAACGTCATTGCGTCACCCTCGCTTTCAATTTTCAGTGGCTCGGAACTCGTTGCGTAGCTGTTGTCATCATAGAGAATGTAGGTGTTGCCTGTTTCTGTAGTGTAGTAGCCACCAAAGCCATTTGCGTATAATAAATTCTTTGACTTCCCTGGCACAATATAAACGTTGTTGCTGCTATTCGTTCCTCGCTTGATGTGAATGACGTGTCCATCGTCGTAGTGATTCATTTCTGGCAAATAAACATAAACATCTCGTGTCTTGGTTTGATAGTCGACTTCCTTTCCATTGCTATCTGTTGCCTTGGCTCGCCAATGGTATTGTGTCGAAATGAAGGCAGAGCCTATCGTTCTATCGAGATTCACGTTTAAGCGAGTTGGTGCGCTGGTTTGTGTGACGTAAGCAAATGCTGAAACTAATGTTTTTGTATTGAATCCAGCCACGTGTCCACCTCCTATTTCCAAGGCTGTGTTTTGTGTGGTTGACCCTCTAACTGAGATAAACGCTCCGTATCTCCCCATCAAGTCTTGAACCTCGTCTGTGATTCGCATCATAATTGGTGTTCCTAAAGCAGACCATTGTCCGAGGATGGCTTGCCTGTTCTTTCCATTGAAGATGATGCTGTCATTGTAAAGCGACATAAGTCCTTCCGTTCCGTAGCCGATGTCTGTTCCACCGCTTCCCGATGTGGTCTTCTTGGCTGTACCGATGTGGTTCGAGCCAATTTCAAATCCTCCGATGGTTCCTCCGCTGGCTTGCATGTATCCGTCTGTATCGATTTTGAAAGTTTCGTTTGCGGTTATTGCTCCTTCGAGGATGATTCGGTCAGCTTTGATTTTGGCGTTGGTGATGTAACCTCCGCTGTCTTTGGTCACATATAGGCTCATGTCTGCGCTGGTCATCACTCCGTTGTCCTGCATGGCTTGCAAGAAGAGTCCTGCGTATGCGCTTGTCGTTACAAGTCCTGCTGTGTTCTTTATGCTGCCATCGTCGTTGAAGTAAGTACTCACCAATTCGTTTTTGTCGGCTGTGGTCATCAGATAACTTGTATCCTTCAACTTTCCATTCCCATCGAATCGTCCAGCAGCTTCCGTCCAGCTATCTGCTTTTTGGATTACCGTGGTGGTGGCGTTTTCCGTCTTGGTTACATCTTCCCAGGCGTATTTGCTGTTCACCGTGCTATCTTTGTAGCACTTGTATCGGTAGATGTGTCCTTTGATAAGCCAGCCATCGTCTTTGCCTGTGTACTTCCAAATTGCACCGTTATGCTTGTACTCGGTTCCGGCTGGTGTCCATTTTTGCCACGGGTTACTTTCCTGCTCGTAGTACTCACCTGTTCGCAGGTTGCTCATGGTGTCGTTCAGCGTGTTGACGTTTGCTTCCAGCTCATCCTTGGTTGCTGCCTTACCGACTGCGGTGTTGATGCCATCGACGGTTATTGCCAAGTTGGCCAGGGCAGCACTTGTGTCGTTTGCCGTGTTTTTGACTTCCGAAACCTCCAACTTTATATCGTCGATGCTTGTTTCAATGCTCGAAATCTTGCTTTCGGTGTCCGTCTGCCTGCTGTTGATCAGGTCGATGCGTCCTGCTTCTGTGTTGATTTTTGAACTTAATTCTTCATTTAGCGCATTGTTCTTCTCGGTAACTTCCAGCAGAATGTTCTCTTTGGTGATGGAAATCTGCGAGGTGTAGTCTGTCTTCAGTGCTTCGTCCTTCGTATCAACGTACAAGCGAATCGCTTCTTTCTCTGCGTCCAGCTCGATTCCGAGTTGTGTTGTCTTTCCATTGACCTTGTCGATGTTCTCACCCAGCAGCTTGATGTTGGTCGCTGTCTGTATGATTTGGGTGCTGACGGTCTTCTGCAGGTTGTCTATCGGTTTGTCTGTCACGGCAAGGAATGAAACCAACATGTCGCCTGTGTAGCGGAGAACAAAGTTCCCTTTGCCGTTCCACTTACCTTCAAGTTTTACGAATTGCCATTCTCCCGAATAGGCAATCTTTATGCTCTGTGCAGCCAACTCGTTCTTCTTTCCTCCGACTTCTGTTGCTGGTGAGAAGCCGATGGTCATCGTTCCTGCTGTCTTTGCATAAACCCTTGCGTTGATGTAGAGCGTGTCCTGCACCTCTGTGAACCCATCGCCTGTTGTCCCCATCTCATCCTCGTTCTTTGTCTCGGATGGCTTGGTGTATTCCTTATGTGTTCCTGGCTGTCGGATGAGGGCGTTGGCTTGCGTCAGTCCGCAGTTGATGATTCGCAGCATGTTCCTGCCTTCGGTTTCCTCGATGAGGATTCGTCTGTTGCCGCTGGTGGTTATTTGTCCGTTCACCATTACAGGTGCTCCATTCAAAATCCATATGGCGGTTTCATCGCTATCGTCAATACTCCATCCGTCAATCGTGAGGCTGTCTTCTGTTGCCCCTATCGCTGCGAGGAATGTTCCGTTATGGATGTAGTTGTCCTCGTTGGTCAGCTCGTAGGTTGTCTGTGCAAAGCGTGTGGCGAATTGGTTCTTGAGCATCTGGAACTTGGTATCGACGCTTTCTCCTGTCCTTCTCAGAATCATGTCGCCTGTGGCGTAGAGGTTCTGAAGCAATTCTCCGAATCCCTCAAGTTTGCCGAATGTGCGGTGATTTATTCCCTGCAAGTTGCCGAGCCTTCCCTTCAAGCTGTTCTCTGGGTCTGTCTTCATGCCGTACAGAATATCAAGGTATGGGGCTGCTGTCCCCACCGTGATAATCTGCATGATGCCCTTGCGGTCTGGGTCGCTGAGGTTGTCAACTCTTACGAAGGTGTCATTCTTCTTGATGAAGTTGGCTGGTGTTGCCTCTGCCACGCTGCTGGTGAAGTTCTTAAATCGCACCCAGTCCAAGCGGTTCTCCCCATCGGCTGTGCTTCCGCATCCAGCCTCTGTGATTACCAACTCGTAGCTCTTGGTCACGTAGTAATCGTTGCTGCTGTCGGGCATTCCGTTGTATTGCTGCACCATGATGATGTCATCCTTGCGGAATGGGTTGTAGAGCTTTCCGTTCTGCGTGTCGAGATAGACGGTGCCTGTCTCTGCGTCGTAGTGGTCTACCTCCATCATGCCTGTGAAGATGCGGTTGTCGTTCTCGCCCAGGAGCTGTGAGATAATCATCTCGTAAACTCGGAGCGAACCTCGCACGATGAGGTTGTCAAACTCGCCCGTCCACTTGTTTTCCTGCATCCCTGCTGCGTTGGTGATGGGCTTGTTGTAGATGCCCCATCCCTTGCCGCCAAGGAATCCCGATACGAACTCCTTGCTGAACAGGTTGCCTTCAAAGGTGGAGTCGCCCTTTACGTGCAATGCGCCCACGTTCGCCATCGCCCAGGCGATGATTTCATCGATGCAGAGTCGGTATTTCCCGGTCTCTGCATCCTTGACTGCAACCGTAAAACCTTTCTGCTCACCTTCGTTGAAGTTAGAAGACGCAAGCTTGTCGGCTGTTACGCTGCTGGCGATGATATTGCCGGCAGCATCGAAGCTATATTTCTCTCCAACCTTCAGACCTTTCAGGAAGGTGATGAGTCCTGCAGCCTGATCATCATTCACCTTAGAGAGGTATTGACCATCGGTCTTCTTCAGCAGATCCTCGATGATTGCCTTCATTTCATCCGAGGCGAAATGAAGCAGCGAGAGAAAAGCATTGCCTATGCGGTAAGCCGTATTGGCTGCCAGGCGACGCTCATCTCTGATACCCTCGAATTGGGTCTGTAGATCATTCTTGTCATATTTCTCTGCCATATTATTTTTTGTTGCAAAGATAATCTATCGATGGATTCGATAAAAATACGCTATCAGAAGTTGCGTGCAGCTCCGATACCTCTGAATATCTCAGTAAGAGCAGTCGCCATGATACCATTGTATTTCTCCCCATAGAAATCAGCTTCGTGTTCATTGAGCTTCATGACAGAAGCATAGTACTTTTGCGAGAACCAGTCACGTCTGCCGATTGGTGGACCACCTGCTACACGGCCACCCCAGGCAGGACCAACCTTCTTCGGTATGTTCATCTTTCGCTCTGCTCTATATTCTCTATCGAGAAATTCCAGGTCTCCGTTGTTGACACGGGGAACCTTCTCGCCTCCCTGCGCATCAGTCCACTTCTCCCAGACATGTGCAGGGCCGACTCCTGCTGCGACATAGATACCATACATGAGAAACTTATGCTCGATGGTCGTCGTAGCACCTTGCTCGAGATGCCCCTTGATGCTCGAATAGAGCGCTCCGGTGTCTATTGTACGCAAGCGCTCCATGCGCTCGCGCCAATAGTCACCCATATTGCTCGTCCATCCCTGCTCGTATTTGAGCAGTTCATCTACTGCTGACTGGTCTGCCATAAGCTCTCATCATATTGTACGTCGATAGGTTCGTCAGAATTTATCATGAAGTAGAGTCCGGTGACTCCATTCATCGACCATCTGCCCAATTCACTCGAATAGATCCGCGTGAGATCCAGGAACTCCAGCTGTCCCTCGAATGCCTCCCGATACTTGTCTCGAAGCATTCGGCTGATGAACTGACGGAAGATATATCTGCAGAGATTCAGCTTCTTCTCGCGGTCTTCCATGTCATCATGCTTGTAAGCTGCGAGAATCCAGACGGTGTAGACGTTGCGCTCGAAGAACCCCTCACCTGCAGAATGCGTATTGCTGTCTACCGTATCAGAGACCATGATGAAGTTCGAAGCCTTGCGGAACTTCTGCAGTACTCCCTGTACGGTGTCTGGTCCGGAGCAGGTAGTAGCGACAAAATTATTGTCCCTGCATGTCTTATTTTCCTCACATAATTTGTTGAAATATGCGATGGAATCGAATGTTTTATCTGTCATACTCTATTATTTTCTGTTTCTTGCATTGAACTCCTCTGCCTCTCTCGCCTTGTTGTCAAGTTCGGAGAGTGCATCCCAGCAGAGCGAGTCATAGACAGCCTGCTGCTTGGTGATATCACCATCGGTGAGCGCCCGTATCTGCGCCTGCATGGCAGGCATCAGGTCTTCCTGCTTCAGTTCTCCACCTTCCTTTGCCGGTTTGAAGAAGTAAGGAAAGTTCTCGGCCAGGTATCCCTTGACGGACGAGAACCACATGAAGACATTCAGAAGCTCATAAGGCTGAAAAATGGCGGTTTCATCGGCATTTCCTGCTTCGTTTCGATAGAGAATCCACCCCATCTTCTGCAGGAACTTGTCATCCTTATTGATGAGATAAAGCTGGTAGTTCTTCTCCAGCTGAAGATAATCGAGGAAGGTGACATTTTTGATGAGCCTATCCACGGCATATAGCTTTGCGCACCAATCGAGAGGCTTATAATTGGTATAATCTTCGATGAAATCGAAGTTTTTGAGGAGTGAGAGGATTTCTGCCTCATTAAGATACAGCACTTCTCGCTTCTTTTTTCCGTTTTCTGCCTGACAGGGAACGCTGCATTTCCAACCAGTTCTGGTATGCTTAATCACTTCGATGCCGCATAGTCTGAAGAGAATGTTGCATTTCGCTACTGTCTGCTCCTGATATAGAGTCATAACGCTGAGAATGTAGCGCAGCTCATCCCCCTGCAGCTGTTCCCAGGAACTAGGAGCTGAAAACTCGAAGACTCGTTTGCCATCACGAATTGAAAATGAAGGCAGGTTTCTCTTTTCCATTTTTGAATTCCTTAAAATGATTAGCCTTATATGCCGATGAATCCGCATATAATTTGAATTTATCTAGGTTGGCATCGAGGTAACGGAGCAGACGGCCATGCTCTGTTGAGTAGGCTGTCAGCAAACCCTCAGCCAGAAAGATCATGCATCTGCGCACCTTGAAGATGAGTTCTACCGCGGTGTCATCCTTGTCCTTGGCTCCTCTCTCCATTTCGAGCAGATCATCCATCTGCTCGTCAGATATGACCCTGCGCATCACCCCATCAGCTTCGTAGAGTGCTGACAGTTTATCTTTCCACTTCTGTGACGAGAGTTCCTGCTTAGTCTGGAAGTTATATTGGCCAATGCTGTATACCAGTAGAGGCAGGCAGCATTTTGCCTGCAGGCTGCTCCCCCACTCCTCTACTGTTGCCAACCAGGTAATCATGTCGCCCTCTGCCTTGAAATATGCCACCTTGCATTGTTCCACAAGCGCCTCCACTCTCGCAGCTGATGCCGGAGAGACCTCGCTGTTAGCGACAACTCCGAAGCCGGTTGGCGTGAGTACCAGGTCAAGATGACGGACCACTTCCAGGAAGGCGCCAAGGCATACTGCCCTGACAACAGCTGACGTCAGCCTCTCATTAGACTCAAGCGCTGCCTCCCCGGCATAGCCCAGGAACTGCTGCTGAATGCGCTCATACACTTCCACAAAATGTGGTTCGACGGAATCGAACACTTCTGACTGTGAACTGGTAGCTACGAGAATAGCATTCTCGAAGTCTTCCTTAGTTATCTCCATTTTCATTGCCCTTGTTATTAACGATTGATGTCTGCTGGTCTTTGTTCTTGTCGAGCGTAGTCAGTTCAATCATCGGAACATCGACCGTGATATTTTTCTCTGCCCAGAGATTGTAGTGAAGGATGACGTGCCAAGGCTTGGCCATGATGTCATGCGATGCCTTCTCCAGGGATTGCTTCATGATGAAGAGTTCCCGCTTGTCTGAACCGGAATTGTTCATCTGGCTCTTGCCTGGTGTCGCTCCGATGAGGTTAGGATGACAACCGAGTGCGAAGCAGAGAGCGTTGGAAGCTTCAGACATATCCTCAGCCCAGTCGCCACCTTCCTTCTTGTTGCCCTCCGAGAGATTGATGATGCGCACCATGCGCTGCTCCTTGCCGTTCGGATCGAAGTAGTATCCGGTGATGAGAGCCTTGCCTGCATTCTCCGGTCCACAGACGAAATCGATGATGTTCTCCTTCTCCTGCAGGATGCGCGCCTTGCGCTCCTCCGGCTCGATGATGCCCTCGTTGTTGCAGAGGTCATCCCAGTAGTTGCGATGCACTTCAATCTGTATGCGAGGAGCAGAGGTGTTCTTGATCATGTATCGCTTGCCGATACCGATGAGACGGTAGATATCATACCAGGCATCATCGAAGATGCTGGCATAGTATGGTATCGGATAGTACTGCATGCCAGGTGTAGGCATTCTGCTGATGATGGCGAACTTGCAGTCCTTGCCATCTTGCGGTTTCTTGCCTGTAATGCCTGTGTAAGGGTCTGGACCCTTGCCCATGCGCGCCATGAGGTCGCCCAGAGGATTGTAGATATCCAGGAGCGGTATGACCTCACCCTCCATCTGCTGATTGAAATGGTTGAAATCGGCAAAAAAGACGTTGGCGATTCTGCCCTTCTTGTCTGGTTTCTCCAATCGGCAGTATGATACGTCCTTGTGCCGGATATTGACGATGCGCTCATGGTCTCGAGAGAGGATGACGACTTCAACTGACCAACCGAAGAACTTCATATCTGTTGCCTGCTGCATGAACACCTCATGAATGCTGTTGCCCAGGCAGAACTTGCGGATCTCCTCGTCCTGGACGTCCTTCTTGCTCTCACGGTCGATGAATCTGAGACCCTGGCCATAGCAGCATTGGACGTTGAACGCCATGGCTCTCTGCGCTACCATGTTCTTGCGCAGGAGCTGCTGCAGGATGTACGGAGTGTTGTTGTCTTCGCCATAGTTGATGAACTCATAGTCCTTGCCACCTATCTCGATAGTAGAATATGTAGCATCTCCAATCTCTCCGGAACCGAGAAAACTGGTATCCTGGCCGTATTGCTGCTCGATGCTTGTAGCATTCTTAGCCTCTGATACGCCTTCAGCTACGACTGCATAGCGTGCGACCGAACCGCTCTCGCCAATCTGCTGCATCTGATATTTTCTTTTCATAGAAATACTGTTTTACCCATAAAATTGAATATGTAGATGTCTGGCAGGGTGCGAACCTCCCCATTTACAGGGTTCACAAGCCGGTGGAAACCACCACGCCAGGAACCACCCTTGACCATCCATCCGCTGTAATCGATGACTTCGCCCTCTGATGTCCAGGCTTTGAGATTGACGGTAGAACCCTCATCCCTGGCCTTGTCCATGAGTTTCAGAACCTCATTGATGTGATATGCTGTCTTTGGCATTAATTGAACGTATTATCGAATGTATTGTCGAATATTCTGCCACCTCTCTGCAGGTCCAGGACATTATGCTGTCGCTGGGCATAGACGTAGCTGAAGGTGAAGCGAGGCAAGGTATCATGCAGGTTGTCATTCTTGGAAGTTGACGAATTGATGGTGATGCGCTTGCCCACCACCGGATTGCCATCAACGAAGTTGACGATGTATACCTCATCGGAGCGGAAAAGGTCATCTGCCCAGTTGGCCATGTCGGTATTGAGGTAGCCGGTATCTGCATTGAAATTGCGCTGTTCCGTTATACGGTAGTTGGTTTTCAAGCCTCCGATATAGGCTGCATCCCTGGTATATTCCGGATTCACCTCATGCTTGCCCTCGCAATAGATGAGTTCCTGGCAGCCGAAGCTGTTGGTGAAGAGCAGACATGGTGCGCAGTCTGGCTTGGAAGGGTCATTGACGAATCGCAGCATTCTCTTGCCGGCCTCTACCTCGTAGTAGAGCAGGTCAAGGTTCTCGACTGCGAATCTGGAAGGAGAGACGTCGATGGTCGTATAGACATCGTTGCCGGCTACTGCAGTAGCATTGAATGTGCGTGTCTCCTCGTCTCCCTCGGCATCGTGCGGCTTATAGTAAGCCTTCACGGTTGCCGTATCCTTGCCTATGTAGTGAAGGTATTCCAGTCTGCCCTCAGACGTCTTCTTGGTCGAGTTCAGTAACGTCATGAAGTGATTGTCCAGGAAGCTGGAGCAATCTACTCCCACAATATCAACTGATGCATAGTAAACCTGCAGGGTCGCCTGCTTGGTTTCAATATTGGTCTCTGTCTCACCATCAACGCTCTGTTCGATAATGGTGATGGTTGCCGAGACAGCAAGCTGCTGCCTTGCATAAGGTCTGAAGATGTCTGCCATGTCAGACACTACGACCTCCCCATCTGCAGGATAGAGGAACTCCTCGTAGATTGTTTTTCCTCCGATACTGATGGTCACAGCCAGCCTGGTTCTGGCGGTCATGATGATGATGTCGGGTATGTTCTCCAGGAACATTTTGCCCGATGGTAGTGATTTGATGGTCATATTATCTTTTTTAGTGCAAAGATACTTTGGCAATTGCCAAAATAAAAATACGGATGGCCACTCTCACGAGCAACCATCCGCAAATCATGATAGTTAAATAAACGTTATATGAGATTATTGAATGAAACTTTTTAAATCAACTGGCATTACTCTCTCCCAGATGGCCCATGCCACGGTACCATCCGGCTGTGTCGCGATGGAGTAGCCATGCTCCTGCATGTACTTGTTAACACCTGCGTAGCTAACTCCACCCATGCTGTCAAGTTCGCAGATAATATCCTGCGTAGTCTTGAAGCTCTTCATGTAATCAAGACCGTTGTCATCCTTCATGGGAAGGTTAGAGCGGAACTTGAAGTATGCGCTGAGCAGCTTCTGCTCGAACGCATCGCTGTTATATACCTCTTTCTCTGCCATAATTATAGTCATAAGGGAATTCTACTTCTACTGAATGTATCCTAGCGTAAGCGCTGTACATGAGCTCAAGAGCAACATATATCTTCGCTGCCCACAGCTCCAGCTTATCACGCTGTCTGCATATTCTTCTGTCTTTAGCTTCCAATCTGCAGATTGTATCAACCAACTCTCTGCGGATATCATCTATAGTGACTAATTGAGCAACACTCCTCAAGAGCTCGATTTGTTTCCAAAGTTCACCGTGCTCAATGTCCAGTTTGATGGTTCTGTCTGCCAGAGCCTCATAGACTCTTCTACGCTTCTGGTGAAGTTCTATTATATTAGTTGGTCTGCTCATGATAGTTAACCATTTATAGATTTCAACTTAGCTAGAGTCATATTGAGTTGCTTAGCTTCTTTAGCTCCATTTGGAAGAGCATAGTAGCGATGATCATACCATCGGATAATAGTCTGCTTGTTTGGAGCATCATCGATGAAAACAACTGATGCGACAACTTTGTTGTCTCTCTGAAATTTGAGTTCCACCTTATGGGCGTTCATCTGCCTGCCTTCATTAATGAAGAACTTGTAGTTGAAGATATCCCTGATATTCAGCTTGGCAATGCGTCGTCTGTTCTGTCTCTTATACATAGCTACATCACCTCCCCTCCGAAAATGAAACCACCAATCATGACAATAGCCATCACAGCTGCGAAACCAACCATGGTGAGCACAACCTCTCCATAGGTCACGGTCTCCCCGCAAAGGCAGGAGAAGGTCTCGCTCTTGATCTTGGCGAGCTTCTTGATTTCACACTTGAGGGCCTTGATGCCCTCCTCAACGCTGATGCCTGCAGGTTTCACCTGCGCATCACTTAATAAAATAGAATTCTGCATATTGCATCATCTTGTTTAGCATAAGCAGCGCACTTGTTTCGTGAGAAAAGGGTGGCGGCTGCATTCCCCGTTGTCGCTAAACAAGATGATGACTTTATCCGAGAGGACTAATCAAATCTTACGGTTCATGCAGCCGCCATATTGGTACACCTTTTTCCCGTTGCCGGGAAAATGATACTCTTGGGCATAAAAAAAGCCTGCGGCTGAGAAGCCATAGGCGAAACGGTCGCCCTGCCGGATAGACTACTATCATCTTGTTTAGCGGTGGCAAAGGTAAGAAGAATATTTGGAACCGCCAAAAAAAAAGCGAAAAATTTTAAAGAAAATGACTTTTTTATGTTTTAGAGCATAAAACAAGGGGTTGAGGAATGAAATTCTCTGATTTTCTCTGAAATTCTCTGTTTTTTCTCTGTTTTTCAATAAAATTCCACGGATATTCAATAAAATTCCGTATATTTGCATCGGTTTAACTAAATAATATATATTAAGGTATGGAAAGAAAAGAGAAACTTACCCTCCATAGGGTTATTGATCTTATCAAAAAGACCAATGAACGCATAGATATAGCTAACGAGCGGTTAGAAATAGCAGAAAGAGACAATAACCGCCTTTTTCTGCTTGTAGTTATTGAAGCTGTAGTAATAGCCATTGCCATACTTGCTTAATGGTAGAAGCCAGGCACGAGTATAAGGCAGATATTACCATCAACAGGAACGTAATGACCTCCATCCAATATTTATTACGCTCTCTCTTTTCAGCCTTTCTCTTGGCTTCCCTCTCTTTATTCTTTTTATCTTGATAATGTTTGTAGGACCAATCCATATAATCCATATCATCATCAGGCATCTTGCTTTTCATATTTATAATTTTACTGATTAATAAATAAGAGCCCCCGATGCTTCACGCACCAGAGGCTTGGAACTCTTTTGTATTTCTGCGCCACAAGGCTATGGCGACTTTTGTCTTATGGGGAATGATAAGCCCCAGCCTCATTTTTATATTCTGTCTGCAGCTGCACGTATGCGGTTTGAAACCTCGCAGAGTGCGCCACGGAGCATGTTCTTTTCATCTTCGGTGAAGCCTCCCACTCCACCATTGCCATCGATGCCATCGAGCTTGTGATAAAGCCATGATGCCGACTTGCCGAAATATGTATGTGCTATCTCTCGCCACGACACGAGCATCTGAATATCCTGGATGCGCTGTTTAACTTCGCTATCCTTGGTCTGCTTAACTGTTGCTACTGCTACTTCCATAATCTTATATTTTTTAATGCCCTCCCCGAAGGGAGGGTCTGTTGTTAATACTTTGTGTAATACTCAGGCGGCTCAATCATCTCATCGAAAAGTTGTTGAGCATACCATAATAACTGCGGGTTGCCCCTAGGAAAAGATTTTTTGTAATTTCTGATAGCTGCTATCAGCTCTTCCTCTTTGTCGCTTACTAAAATTTTCTTCATATCATTATTTCTTTAAGACAATGCAAAGATACTACAAATTTTCGTATTACCCAAATATTTACTACGAAAAAACGTATTATTAAGTAAGATTTAACATTTTTGCCTTGAAAACTTGTGGAATTGCTGGAAAAACTTTATTTTTGCAGCGGTTAAACGAAATAATATATATTAGGTATGGACAGAAAAGAATATATGAACATGGAGAAGCACATAAGGTTTCTCCATATTATGGTAAATATTCTCATTGCTATCTCTATTCTTCATGGACTTTTGTTAATATGGCTGCAATCACCCCATCTAAGATTGTTGCTATCCACCCTATTAAAGCAATAAAAATAGAGACTATATATGTGAACAAAAAGAAGTCCCCGGCACGGCTCTGTGTCGGGGACGATGTGTTAAATAAAGATAGCCTAAATAGCAAGGCTAAGCGAGCCAAATTTCTGAGCCATATCCTGCAAGGCACCTCTGAGAGTAACAAGCTCATCAGGAGTAAACTGCGCTGCCTTTCCGTTGACTAAGTTTCCGTTCATCTTATGTGCTAGCCAAGAGCGAGACTTGCCAAAGTAAGCCTTTGCGATGTAAGCCATGGAAACCATATCTGTAATCTCACCAAACTTCTCTGCCATGGTCAGTTCCTTGACCTTCTGCTCTGTGGTCTTAGCCATGTAGCCAACTGCCACGGCAAAAGCCTTAGGGTCTGACTCCTTGAGTGCATCCATCTGACGGCGAACCTCCGCCTTATCCTCTGCGGTCTTGGCAGCTCTGTTTTGTGCAGCCAAAGCCTTCACTTTATCAATCATCTCTGTATATTCCATAATCTTATATTTTTTAAGTTTAAAGGAATGAGTGCCCCCGAAGGGGCTTTCTCATTTCTTTTTGTTTTTAATTTTGTTTTCCAACTCTGCGATTTCTTTTTCTGCTACCCTCTTGAAGGTATCGGGGAACTCTTGCCAATACTCTAGGTAGAAAAGCAAATCGTCTTCATTTTCCTTGAGTTCCTTAGATTTTCGTCTTGCCATATACTATCTTTATTAACACGATGCAAAGGTACTAAACTTTTGTTGAATAACCAAATATTTTCGTGATTATTTTCAACATTTGTTTATTATTTAACATTTGGGTATGAAAAAGCCATCCATGCTCCCGCACAGATGGCTCAAACATTCTTACTTATTACCTTTAAATAAATATAATATCTATTGATGTCTATTGGGAAATATAAAATTGTGGGTGCATTGTGTCGAGACTTAGAAGCTTGTTGCCAACTCCTGCACCCTAGTCATCTTCTCCCGAAGACTCCTATTTTTAAGCTTGTTTAAGGAACGGAATTAACAAAACTATTTCCAATAATTTTTATAATATCCAAAAAGTTCTAAATGAGTTGTAAATCGGTTGCAAAGATACGAAAATAATTCGAAACGGCAAGAAAAAACACCGCATTTTTAGGGTTTTACTCCTTAATTTAAGGTGTTTATCCATCTCAAAGACGGTTTTTACCTCTTTTTCTCATCATTCTAGAATGATGTCCAAGAATGTTACTACCTCTTTTACCCCGAAATGAAATGTAGGGGTTCACCCGAAAATGGCGCGTTTCTTGTGGCAATTCTGTAGGAATTGTCATAAGTCGCCATTTTCGGGTGGCAATCGGTAGGCAACCGATTGCAAAATTTGGTGCTTTTGCACAAATTTTCCACGGTCATTTTTGCCAACTGTTTGAAAATCATGGATTTTTGAAAAGTTGAGGAAAAAAGAGCGTGCTCTACCTGTAAGGGTAGCCCCCACTGCCCTACGCTCCAAGGCAATTGCTTCGCCCGATTACAGCGGAATATGTAGTACAATTTTACTGTGGCAATTGCCGATTGCCATCTTTCTGCCATCCCTGCACCAGCGGTCACCAGCGAGATAGCCCCAAAAATAAAGGGCAGTGAACTCACTGCCCTTCGTCCTATAGCTTGCCCTTGTCGTGATAAGAGTAGAAGTTTCCATCTGTTACAATAACGTGGTCCATAAAGAAGATGCGCATAATATCACAAGCCTGCTTCACCTTCCTCGTCAGTTCATCGTCTGCCCTGCTTGGTGCTGGGCTTCCGCTTGGATGGTTGTGAGCCAGCGCCATAATGGTTGCGCCTGCGGTTACTGCTTCCTTCATCATCACCCTCACATCTACAGACGTGTCTGTGATTCCTCCCTCGCTCAGCTTCACGTGCTTGATGAGTCTGAAATTCTGATTCATCAGCAGGATATGCGCCTGCTGCTTCAAGCTGCTCCTTAAACTCGTTGATGGTCTAACCACTTGTAAGTAGGTCATCAAAAAGGATGACGTTCTTGCCTGCAAAGTAGCTGCTATCTACAGTAACGTGATAGAGTTCTTCGCTCACGTGATGGCTTCCACCGTTATGGGTAGGCTTGCGCTCGCCATAGATGTGAACGTGCTCGTTTGCGGTCTTGATGCCTGCCTTATTGAGCATAGCTGCAAGATAGCCGAAGCGCTTGTTATACTTCCATTGTGCGCTGCATGGCGCAAAAACGACAACGAAATCATCTAACAGACTGCCGTATTGTCTTGTCAGATAGCTGATTAACAACTCACCGCAAAAGCGTGTTGCTGCTGCCTTGCCTGCCTTGAAATCATAGACGAGCTGATTGTTTGCTCTCTGCTGATTCTTATCAACACAAAGGTTGATGTAAGCTGTTGGAACGTATTCCACGAAATAATTCTGTTTCATATCCATTCTCATTTAAAATTACTTATTCTGGTTATGTTTGGGAGTCCGGAGATTTTTCCTAAACTCCTCTGCTTTGGAGTATTTTTTTTTATTCTCATTCCGTATAAAGCTCGGTGTGCCCTTTCGATTTTTCCTATGCTTAACAATGCGCTGGCAGAGGCAAACAGATGTGGGGTTCTGTGTTAAGAAAAGGTAAAGATTTAGTGAAGCGTGAAGAATCTTTGGCTTTTTTTAATGCAGGTTCATACAGCAGTTTGAATCGCCAGAAGCTACCTTCGCACAGGAAAATTCGGATGAGTGACCATCGAGCCTCGAGAATGAAATAAGGAAAAGTACGGAAAAGCAGACAAAACAACCATCGACCTACAGGGTCGATACCTATTCTGCAGCAAGAATGGAAAAAGGCTGCTACTCTCACGAGCAACAGCCTCAAAAAAATGAATTACTTAAAAAATCAACAATAAACTAAAACAAAAAATTTTATCTATTAGAGAAATGGCAACCTATTCCACCAGAATATAAAACAGTCTGCGGGAATTTCTCTGCACCAATGCAGACCGTATCGAACGCATCGGAGAAGTCAGTACGGTTCTCCAGTCTGTCCTCATCCGTCTCAACGAGCTTCTCGCCTCGCTTATCCTTGCCGTTGTTGTAACAGCCAGCGCTCTCGATAGAGATGATGAGGTCATCATTATTATCCTTGTTGATAAGGATCATGTGGTTCGCCCTTCCCTTGAACATACGATTGATGAGTTCCTGCTTCTGCAGGTGATTCCACGGTTTGCCAATATAGACTTCAGTCACCAGCCAACCATTCTGTCTCAAGACTTTTGACACGATCTGATAGAAGTCCTCTGTATGAGTAGCATAAGAGTTTCCAACGAATGTCGCATCATAGTAGAAGATGACACGCTTATACTTGAGATACTTGTAATAATCACAGAAGTCCTGAGCGAGTTCTGGCAGTTTGCGCTCATACTTGACATAGAATGATTTCAAGATGCGAAGCTTCTGGTCAGAACCCGCCTGACCTACCACCAAGCAGTTGATGTTCGCATTTGCATCGCTTCCGATGATTAGCGGTAAACCGTCTTCTATGTCTCCATCTGTCCTGCAATCGACTCTATCATGCTTCACATCGAACTTATAACCGAGTTTGTCCAGGAATGACGTGTTCGGAGCTGTGTAGAAGTTGCGATCCTCGTCAAGCCCGGAGTAGAAACCATCTTGCGCGATTCCCACATGCTGGCACATGATGCTAGTGAGGAATGTCATCTTAGGCAGATCTCGCTTCATCTGCTTGATGAAGTCTTCGCCCAGAATCGCCAGGTTCTGGATGCTCGAGCATCTGGAATAAACCAGGGCATAGGAACGAAGTGAGTGCAGAACCTTCTCATACTTCTGCACCTGCGACATATAGTAATCATATCGCTCTGGGTGGGCTGCCAGCTTCTGCCTGATGCTGTGAAGATGCACCAGTACCGTCTCCAGGGTAGCGATGAGTTCCTTATCCATCTTCTTCTCCCACGACATAAACCAGGAACCTTTTTTGGTTGCTGAAGTATCTGAAGTAATTGTCAGACCATGGTGCAGGCAGCAGTCACCGAACAGCTGCTTGTTGCCTCGATTGGCAGGGAGCGTCTCATTGTTGAGCTGCTCCCAGTCAATGAACTTCGCCTCGTCGATGAACACATGGTCGAGAGAGAGGGAGTTGGAAGTACCGCTTCGGTCCTGCGAAATGATGTTGAGGTAGCTGCCATTGTAGAAGGCTACGGTATTCTCCCAGTTCATAGGCTGGAAGTGCGGATCCTGCCAATGCAGCGCCTTCCATGGCTTCTTGCCTACGATGTAGTGAACATCTCGCTTGTATCCCCACTCCTCCAGGTGCACCAGAGCAGATGGCAGGATATTGGTCTGACAGCGCTTGACCGACGGAGCAACCATGCCCAGGCAGCAGCCTGGCATGTGCTGTACTGCATATAGGATGCGGCCAGCTTCGACCACACCCTTACCGGTACCGCGCCCCCACTCACAGACCAGCGTCTTGGGCATAAGCTGCAGGACACGAGACTGAACGTCGTTGAAGTATAACTCCTTATGTCTTGCTGCTGTCATCATCTGGTGGAATTTCTTCGAAGTCAGCATCCTCAATGTCAGGCATAGAGTAGCGCTTCTCCATTTTCTTGATTTTTGCACGAAGATTCGGAATCTTCTGCAAACCGATGACCGTCGGGTCATCTGTCATTCGGAATTCGACAGGAACAATCTTGTCGAATGCCAGTTCTGGCTCATCAGGAGTATCGGTGCGATTGTTCTTGATGCGGTTCTTCTGCATCACGGCAAGCGCCCGGAAGTCACCGGCAGCCTTGGCAGCCTTGCGGTCCTCGTCAATTTCCTGATTGACCTTCCAGCGCCAAAACTCCTTGGATGCCGCATTGAGATTGCCCAGCATTAACTGACAGAGATGGATATCATCGTACGCCTGGCTTTCGCTGACCCCGAACATCGCCTTATCCTGGTCCACCATCTCTCGGACGGTATATCGAGGGTATCGTAGCCAGAACGCATAGCACCCTCGAAGCCTCTCCACTCTCGCCTTGACGATAGCTGAGAGATGAAGATCTAGAAGCTCATCCTCGTTGAGAGGCATCCACTTCATGTAATCATCAACATTAACTGGCAGGCTCATATCATGAGATTTTAGCAATAATCTGTGAGAGTTGTGACATGACAGCCTGATAAGCACCAGGAGAACCAACATTTGCCAATGCAATATTGTTGGTTCTCAACTCATTAGCGGTCTCCGCTAAACCTCTTAGATAGCGCCTGCGATATGGAGATCTAGGCTCCTGCAGCTCCAGTTGCATAGCCACAGACTCATCTGGAGAAAGGTCCATCAGGATGGGAACTTCCTCAACAGGCGTCATGGTCTTGGCAAGATCATAGACAGTCTGCAGATATAATTCACTCTCTTCGAGGAATGGAAATTGTTTTCTTATCATCAATCAGATTATTGAGCATATTATGAATATCGAGATAGACGTCTCTGTCTAGAGAGATGAAGGTGCATTCTGCTCGATCACCATACGTCTGGTTCTGCGATGTTATCACGGAGACTAACCATTCAGCGTTACTGACCAACATAATCTTTGAGTGATTGAGCGTAAGCCTAACATCATCAAAAGCCTCTGACATTAAGCGCTTTAGCTTTAAAGTTTTACTTGAAGCTTTAATGTCTGCCACTAACGTTGAATGGTTTATCAACCGTCGTTTGCGAAGGTTGATGACTCCACAAAGAAAGGCATCGGATGTAGAGAAGGTCGTGACGGCAATATCTGCCGGTCCGGTCTGCTCCAGAATCCAGCCTAACAAGCCAAGGGTGTATAGCCCCTGACCAAGGAAGACCTGAGAACTACTCTGTCGAAGCGGCTTCAGAACCTGGTGAATCTGGTTCGCTCTCATCTACCTTCTCCTCTTCAGTCTCGGCTTCACTCTCCTCTACCTGCTCTTCAGCTGGCTGCATCTCGATGCCTGCCTGCTGAATCTTGGCGATGGTATCAGCTGTGATTTCTGCCTTGGCTGCAACCAAGAGCTGCACACGCTCATTAACCTTGGCACGCAAGGCGTCAGCCTTGTCGGTGTTGCCAGCCTCCATCAATCCAATGAGTTGGTCAAGGTTCTTGGTAATGTAGGAGCGAGCATTGCCAATCTGCTTTGAGGTGATGGCAGCTTCTGTTGTCTGCTCTGTAGGCTGAGCATCCTCATCGCCAGGCTGAGCAGCGTCATACTCTGCCATGCCCTGCTTGTAGGCATAGTACTCTCTCTTGAGAGTCTCAAGCATTCCACGGAAGCCCTCATCTGCGGCATGTAATCCCTCGTATCGGTCACAAGACTGAGTGTATGCCTTGCATGCCTCGAAATGCTCCTTGATTTTCTTCCAGAGAGCAGCATTGGCATCCCAGATATTTCGAATATTCTCAGGGAGCTGGTCGTGATCCTCACGCTTACCTCTTGCAATAAGTGCTTGAGGTGTGATGGATTCAATATCAACATTATCCTCGTATACAGGCAGATGAGGAGCAAGCTCTGCAGCAATTTTGTCAGCTTCAGATGTCTTATCGATAGCTGACTGCAGAATAGGTGTGACCTTCTTGTCGTATTCCTTCACCTCATCAAGCGTCATACCAGCATTGCGATAGTTGAGATGCTTGCGCAGCTCATATTTGAGCAGTTCTAGCTTACCCTGCGGATTGAAGCTGATAACCTGATAGAGATGCTTATTGTTATTAATCTGCAGGAGCATCATTGCTCCTTCCCGAATATTCTCGTCAGTATGATCCTTATCGAACCATTCCTTGACTTTCTGCGTGAATTTATTATCAATCATTGCTATAAATTAAACAGGCGAGACGAATTGCTTAGCCTCGCCAAGCTACATAAAAGATTTATGATAAAGAAAGTATCGCTTTAAACATCAGAAACAGTTTTGAGCTTGCAAGTCTCACCACTGTAAGTACCATCAGCGGTAACGATGTCACCATAATAGAAAGGTGGCATTGTCTCGCAAGCAACAGAAATTTCCAACGTTGTGTTGGACTCATCGGTGACAGATGCACCAGTTGTTGCTGAAGGAGTAACGTTGACGGTGAATGCATCATCGCCAAACTGGCGAACCTTACCATTTCGCTGAGGAACGAGGACGATGACGTCATCATTGAGCAGCATTGAAGCAACAGCCTGCTGCTCCTCTTCGGTACCAGGAAGAACAATTGTCGCCTTGTTGTTCATAGTCTTGCTGCCCTCTTCGCCCTGAGCCTCCGGAGCCATGGAAGACTTATCTGGAATGAACTCCAGTCTAATCCACTTCTTGTCAGCCTGCAAGGTATGAGACTCCTTGATAACAAGGTAGTCCTTAAGAGCTGTAGCAGCCTCCTTCTGCGGTTCTGCAAGCTTAGTGATGTATGCGCGACGGATGAACCAACCGTATGCACGAGTACCAGGCAGTCGCTTCTGACCAGGACACTTGATCACATCCTCGTAGAGGTCGACTGCATCTGCACATGATTTTTTCTGTGCCATATATATAATGTATAATCGTTAAACTATCAGACGCTCTCCCTATGCTGTAGGGAGAGTGTCATAACCAACCAGGATTCGCTCCTTGGAGATCGACTCGAACTGACAACCAAAGAACATGGTAGCGACAAAATCGAGGAGGAAGTGTGAACGAAGACTCTTCTCAATATCGAAGTTGCACTTCTCACCAGATGTAGCGATGCCGACGAGCATATTATTCTTAGGTGTGATGAGCTTGAAGCCATCAGGAACGCAAGAGAGACCGACGATTTCGCACATCTGGTCACCATCGATGAATGTCTTGTTGAACTCCTTGTTGTAGTTGAGATGGCCGTAAGTATTACGGTATGCTCTCTCGTACAGAGTTTTACTCTTCTTGTTACAGAAGAGAATGGTCTTCTCTCCTCTCAGCTTCTCATCAGCTGCATCGATGAACTGCTCAATAACATCAACCGCATTCTCAGCGGTCATAGCTGTAGTCTTGAAGAGGTTGCCCTTGGAAGTAGCAAGATTTCCGGCAAGAGCCTCTGTATCAGCGATGGTCTTGAAGCCATTGTACAGCTCTGCGGTTGTCTTACCAGCATCATTGCGCTTCGCGGTGAAGATGCTGTTGCGGAAAGCTTCGCCCAACAGCTTGAACAGGTACATTGCAACCAACTTGGTGATAGGAGTGTTCTTAAGCGCATCACCCTGTACTACTGCAGAACCATAGATGCTCTGTACTACAGAGATAGGATTGAACTCCTTGACTCCGGAACCCAGGAAGGTCTCGAGCTTGCGGCCAACAATCTTCACCTGCTCATCGTCGATGCGGGTGTAAGAGAATGGTCCAATCTCGAATGAACCAGCAAGCTCTCCCACCTCCTCAGCATAGCGAACGCCTTGGCGCAGCTGCATATATTTTGTAACTTCCTCGAGCGCCAGAATTGGCATCTGAAGAATATCCTTGCGGTACGTGATGAAACTCTTTTTCAGCTCATCAGGTGTAATCTCAATATTTTTTGGATCAGCCATTAAATATTACATAAAGCATTATAGCAATCGCGAGGAGAAGCCTGAGGTGCGGTTGATGGTGCATCTACGGTTTTACCACCAGGTGCGCCCTTCAAGTCCTCGATCTCCTTAGTCTTGTCTTCGATAGCTTTGTCTTTCTCGGCCATCTGAGCTTCCAGGTCCTTGACCTTCTTCTCAGCTGCGTCGAGAGCAGTTGACTTCTCCTCGAAGTCTTTCTGCTTCTGAACAAGGCTATCCTCGATTTTCTGCATCTCTGCATCGGTGAGAGTAATCTTCTCATCGGTCACCTAGAAATCATCCTTGCGGTCAAGGATGGTCTGAAGGTTGAGGAATTTCTTCTTCATTTTAATTATTTGTGAATTGTTTTTAAACATTTCCTTGAGAGAGCAGTATGCCTTCTCCAGGAATGTCTTGCTAGGCTCTTCAGCTGCGGTCACGTGAGGTAGTGGAGGAAGACCGAGTGTTGAGCATACTGAGTTATTGAATCTCTTGGCAAGATTAGTCTGTCGCATCTTATCCTCCTCGTCCAGGTCCTTGATTTCATCAATCAGACCCAATTCTAGCGCCTGCTCAGGACTGAGCCAGTTCGCTTTTTCCATTTGGGCGAGGATATCATCGCTCGACTTGCCCGACTTCTTAGCATAGACAGAGGCGATGACCTTATCGATAGTATCGAGACCATCACGCTGCTTCTGCCAAAGCTTGATGATTTCATCAAGCTTTGCCTTGTTGGCAGACTCCCATACGGTGACTCCAGTGGAGGCATTGTGTATGAGCATTGTACTGCCTACAGACATATCCACGTGCTTGGCTCCCATGCAGAGTACCGTAGCGATGGAGGCTGTCATACCCAAGATATGCACATTGACCTTGCCATGATCCTTGATGAGCTGATACATGGTCAGACCCTCATCAACAAATCCACCAGGTGACGAGACTGCGATATGCACCTCTTCATCCTGATGGGCGTCAAGGTATGCCTTGACGTCCTTGGAACGGGTACCGTAGGTTCCGGACCACCAGTCGTAGCCGGCTCCGATGGTACCGCAAATCATCATTCCGTATTTCATTTGCTTACCTTTTTTGTTGCAAAGGTAATTTGGCAATTGCCAAAATCAAAATACGCTAATTATTCAATTTTCGGCGCCTTGCGAGTATATGTCCAGGTAATTGTCGCCTCTATCATAGTCGAAGAACCGTATGAATCTGGATGGACATCTGACATGGTGATGACCGGATACGGTCTATCTCCTACACCTATGAGATACTTATTAGATTCCAGATCCGTCACCAGGTAAGCGTATTGAACACTCGTATCCAGGTCATCATCAGGAAGGCGAAGGGTCAGCTTATGGGTATATTTTCTGACTCCATCCTCTAATTTGTCTGTTATTTCTAGCTTTGCCGGTCGCTGACACTTAACCTTCGGCCACTTGTCAGAACCAGGAATGGGAAAAGTCTTGTTGCCGGTAAGCGTCTCGAACGGAAGCTCACTCACTGGTACTCGCTGCACTTTAGTGATAAAACTCAATCTCTTCATACTATATATAATAATGTGGAAAACTATTATTTCGCATCTGTTCGCACCTGTTCAAAAA